GCAATTTCTTTGCCACTTCTGACCTTTGCTAATTCGAGGATATTCCGAGCCGCGACAGCCAAGGGCTTATCGAATCGGAATCCTCGCCAGTTAACACGTTGGTCGAGCTCCGCCCAGAGCAGGGCGTCGCCTCGGTAATTGTGGCTGGGCAGGCGCTTGTGGACTTCGCGCAGCGAGCCAGTATCTCTCTTAGCGTACTCGCAGAATTCATGCCACTCGACGGGATGGGTGCTGGCGTCGTTATATCCGCCGTCGGCTCTGGGGATGCAGAAGAGCGGGATAAGTCTCTTGCCCGTTGAACTAAGTTTCGCATCTTCAAATGGTACTCCAAGGACGGCCCCCAGCAGGTCAAGTGACCCAGGAAGGCCATGTGCGTAGGCTTGCGCGCGGGTGCAGCGTAGGAGAGCAAGGGGGATTTCAATTTGGAGTCCAAAGTACGCGATAGCGTAGTCGAACGGCGCGCTGTGAGCAATCATGGGCTCGCCGCGCTCGATCGCGGCCGCGAGCACCGCCTGCATGGACGCTCTTTCTGTGAGCACGCCGATGCAGCCGTCATCGTACGTGTACGTCAGGATGATGGCCTCCGCCTGACGCGCGTAGCGGTCCAGCCCCTCGCTGATCGGCACGGGGCTGCGCGACTCAAAGTCGAAGTAGAATGTCACCGCCGCGGCGCTCCGCCGTTGCCGCCGCGCTCGCTGCGGCCGGTGCTACGGCGCGGCTTCTGGCGCTGCGTCGGGCTGCGCCGGAACTTCGTCCCGTGCCGGTACAGATCCCCCAGACTCCCCGGCTTCCACTCGATTTCTCTGCTGCACGGCTCCAATGAGTCGCTTGAATTCGCGGTCTTTGTCAAAGGTGTTGAGGGTAGAGTCATTGTGAATTCTCCGTAGCGCGTTGAACACCGCAGCTGCGATCTTGCCGGGAGGGCCGGGTATGTCCGCCATCTGGCGGTAGAAGGCGAGCGCGGCCTTGCGCTTGTCGCGCAAGTCGACGCCCTGTTTCCCGGCGAGTTTCTTGAACGTGCTCATGACAAGAGTTGGATCAGCCCGCCCTCGCCCTGCCCCGCCTGCTCGATCATATGTTGGGCAACGAAATGCACGGCGAGGGTGATGCCGAGTGCGATCGCGGGGTCGCGGCCGCCCTCGGCTGCCAGCTTCTTAACAACTTTTTCAATCTGTAAGGCAGCGTGGCGTGCGCGCATCCGAGCATCCGGCGGCGCTTGTTCCAGGATTTCTTTGAGCACGTCAACATTGGCGTCGATGTCTTTGGTGAACATTACGCGGCAACCTTGGCGGCGGTATACCACACGGCCCGGAACAACCAGACCATCAAGAACGCGCCGACGTAGGCGCCGATGAACCAACAGGCGTTGCCTATGGCGCTCGGCTGCTTTTCGAAAATGAACGGGGCGTACACGGTCACTAAGATCAGCGCCGCGATCGCTTGGGTCTTGCTAAATAGCGATTTCATTTTGGGCTCCTTGGTGAGAAAATCTGGTCTACTTAATGATTCTCGGACCAGTACGAGAAGGTTTCTGGGTAGCCTGTAGCGCGACTACAGCGTCTAGCCCAGAAGGTCGTCTACGCTTTCAGTCGAGGCCGCGGCGGCTGGCGCCGGGGCATCACTGTCAGCGTCGCTCGGCTCAACGCCGAATTCAGTCACAGCAGCCACGCGGCTGCCACCGCCCAGCGGCTCGCCCTTGCGCACGTACTGAATGCCCATGACATCAGCGAAGATGCCCTTGCCTTCAGCGAAAGTGTGCGCGTAGATAGCGATGCTGGCGTTGCCGTAGTCACCTGAGCGCGGACGGTTGTCTTCCTTGCTCAGCTGCACGTTCACGCCGCCGCGGGTTTCCACCACCGAGAAGGGCCCTTTGTGCGAGCAGCCAATGAAGTACATACCCTTGTACTCAGGCTGCCCAGGCTTGTTGGTGTCGCCCTTCTTGAGACAGATTTTGTTATTGACCTTCAGCGTGGCAAGGACGTTGGCAGCTTCCGGGCCCCACTTCTCTGCAGCGATGGCGGGGATGAAAGCAGCGATTTCCTTCAGCTGCAGGTGGTCGGCGGGGAGGATCAACTGCACCCCATAGGTCTTCTTGCCGGTGGTGCGATTGGTCTGGGGCTCATGCGCGAACACGTAGTTGAAACGGACGTTTTTGAGCATGATTTCTCGACGTCCTGCAATACCAGTAGCCATATCAATCTCCTGTTGAACTATTAGACAAACTCAAACGCGAATCAATGTTAGCGGTTGTTGGTTTCAAAAGCAACGGCACGTAGCCGCCAGCCTCGGCGCGGCAGCGGGGGCAGTAGATGTGGCCCGGCGTCGCCTTGTTGCGGCACTGCAGCGACTTGGTCGCGGCGTCGTGGTTAGCGCAGTAATTCACTGAACTTCCTCCAAGCCAAACTCTAAGGCCGGAAGCGGCCGCCCTTCTTCGTTCCAACGAGCTAGGCTGGGGGCGCCTGGCGGCTGTTCGACCAGCATGGCGACTTCCGTGTAGGGCTGCTTGGCAGCCTTCAGGCGCCGCTCGGCCTCGGTGGGGCTCACAAGCTTGGGCTTCTCGTGTGGGTCGATGCCCAGCGCCCGGAGCTCCATTGCGGCCACGTCTACGTCTATCCACCGGCGGTTGCCGCGCTTGCCCTCGATCAGCTTGTAGCCGGGGATAGCCTTGCCCGCGGTCGCGCGGCGCAGCCCCTCGGCACGGATGTCGCGCCAAAACGCTTCGCGGGCGTCGGCCTTGTCCAGCAGTTGCCCGACTTCGGCATCCGAGAGGGCGGACAGCGGGACGGGATTATCTTCTATGGGGAATTCCGTGAGCACCTGAGTGGCTCGCGCCTTGCAGTTCGCCCGCGCCGGGCACCACTGGCACTGCTTGTCGCCGGGGTTGAGGCCGCCGCCCGTTGTCGACATAGCCAGCTTCGCGGCCTCGGCGAAGTGCTCACCGGCATTGCGTACGTGCTCCGCCGTCGTCTCCCACATGCGCGGCTCGCCGCGCTTGGGCTGGAATACCCAGAGGCGCACTGTGTCGTAGTCAGTGCCAAACTCGTCGAACTTGTGCAGCGCCGCGGCCGCGTACAGCAGCATCTGGCGGTTCTCTTCAACGTCAACGTAGCCGTAGCCGAATTTGTGGTCGCCCACGTTGAGCACGCGCGCCACCTTGTCGCCTATGACCACGTCGCCGGTACCCTTCTGGTCCGGCACGCCCAGCACCGGGGAGGTGTCGAGCTCGATTTCAAACCACCGGCTGCTGCCAGGAATGGCGCGCACGGCGTCGAGGCAGTAGTTGACGTGCGCGATAAACTCGTCGTCGATTTCGCCCGCGAAGCCCTCGTGGGCCCACGGCTGGCCCTTGAGCCCATCAGCCATCATGCCGGGGAAGCTGTGCATCAAAGCCCAATAAACGGCTTCATGCTTGGCAGAGCCCAGCGCGCTCGCCTCGTTCGGCGGGTTCGGGATGTCCTTGCAGAGCTCGACGCTGCCGGGGCAGCGCGTCCAGCGGTCGGCGCTGGATGGCGATAGAACGCTGTGGCCGCTCATGTTTTCCTCCGTATCAGCTGCGCATTGCGCTTCTCGAGCAGCTTCTGTAACCGAGAGATTTCATGCCGCTGCGCGATGATCTGCTCGTTAGCTTCCGGGCAGCGGTGGCGCGAGAATTCACCGTCGTAATAGTCGCCGTCCGTGGAGCAATACTTGCAGCCGCCGGGACCGGCGATAGCAACGTCTAGCGTCTTCACTTGCGCCGTCTCCTGGCGGCCAGCACCGCGGCCACGCCGCTGCCCAGCATGAGCAGGCTGGCGGGCTCGGGCACTGACTGCGTCGGCACCGGGCGCTCTACCGGGCCCTCATGGCGCGGCGGCAAGTAGACGTACTCGCAGTCCTGCGGCTTGAGTTTGATGTTCGGCTCGTCGGAGCACTCGCGCGCTTCGGCGGGCATCGCCCAGACGGTGAAGAGGATCAGCGCGAGCACGAGGGCGGCGCCGTATACTAGGCGCGTCACGGGTGACGCTCCAGCCAGATCGCCGTCGTCACCTTCGGCTGCATTGGCCGGAGGTGCAGATCATCCAGCTGCCGCTCTAGGCGGTGAAGCATGAAGAGCATCCCAGCGATGATCGCGCAGCCCGCGGCCAGTAACCCGGCGGCGTGCCATACGAATTTGTTCAAGGGTTTCTCCACAGTTTGTAGAGTAGGAGCAGCATGACAAGCGTCCAGATAGCGACGAGCGTCACGCCGAAGCGGAACATGATTATCAGGAATGTGAGCATGAGGTTAGAACGGCGCCCTAGTACGTATTGACTAGCATTTATGTCGCTGACGTGGGGGCCTAAGCCTCTGTCGAGCGGCGCCGCAATCCTTAGCCTATCAGGTCCGCTACCGAATCGGTAGCAGCCTGCGGGCCCATTTCCAAGTCTGTCTTGAACTGCGCCAGATCCTTGACGTCGTTAAACGTCTTGGCGTTGCGCACCTTCAGCAGTCCGCGCACAAACTCCGCGCCGTGGTCGAGCGCCGCCTTCTTGAAGGCTGGCACAAGGTCCGCGTGCGTGAGGCTAGACGCAGTTGGTGCAGCCGTCGCGGGAGCAGCGGCAGCCGTCGGGGCGGCCACAGCCGCCGGAGTAGCAGCCGCAGGCGCACCCTCTACGCCCTTCGGCGGGCGGCCGCGGGGCCGCGGTGCAGCCGCAGGCGCAGGCGCGGGCGTCGTCGCCACTGCCGCAGCGGCAGGCGCAGAAGTCTCTGAGGATGACTGGCTGACCAGTGCGTCGGCTAACGCATGGAGCGCAGCCGCAAGGGCTTGAAGGTTCATTCATGATTCTCCGAGGGTGTGAATTATTACAGTTCAGTTATCTGCATTCCGCTGCCGCCGCGATGGAACGGGACATCCGGCTTGCCTGTTTTCGGGAGCGAAGGTACCACGCCACAAACGGCGTTGCCAACACTTTCTGCGACGCTGCCAGGCGCGATGGGCTTGGCGATTGCGTCCACTTCGCCGACGCCGCCGACTATTGTCGCGTTGTCCGCCAGATCGTAACTCGACTGTACTTGCCATGTGCGCTTGCCGCAGTCGAGCGCAATACGCCCAGCAGAGCCCGCAGGCAGGCTCTTGTCGCGGCCCTTGGGACTGTAGGCAATCAGCACGATGACCGAGACGCGGCCGTCTGGCAGCTGTACCTGATGCTCTAGGTCAACTACGGCGGCCGCCTGATCGTTTCTGAACACAATCTGCATACGGTCGCCCTTGTGGGGGATGTCGCTCTGAGCGGCAGCGATGGCGGCGGCTGATACGACGAGCGCGGCGAATAGGTTCAATTGACTGCTCCTTTGGGGGTTACTTCATCGCGTTGGACTACGTCTACGCCGCCCAGCTTAGTCACGTCGCCGCCTGAGAGGCTGACAACGTGGCCCGCGGCCGCGCGTAAGGCGCTGAGGATGTCTTGGTTTGTGGCGCCCTTGGGACCCACAACGTTGACGCAGTAGTAGGTGCCAGCCGATTGCAGGTACATGGTCAGCGAATCGACCTCTACCTGTTTGCCGTTCACTTCCACAGCGGCGCGGCTCGGCTCGAAATCCACCAGGCGCCAGAGGGTATCGGGGGGTGTTGCGTCAGTCATTTGGATCTTTTACTCCCACAATGGCCGCGATGCAAGCCTGCACCTCAGCCGAGACATCAGGCAGGTCATCCATGCTGGCAGGCTGGCAGCCGCACGTGCAGCGCCGGGGCTGATAGCGGGCTTTAGGCGTGCGTTGGGCGCGCCTCTCGGCCAGTTCGATAACGTCGGCCACGGTAACGGTCATAGTGCTCCCCACTGTGCAGCCATAGCGGCCGCGATGTTTGGATCGGTCAAGGATCGGAACCACCAACGATTAGGCCGCGGGCTCTCATGATGCACGCGCGCCTTGACGTGTATCGGCGCAATAGCCGTAAACGGGTCCCACGTCAGCGTCGGCAGCCTATCCAGCCACAGCACCGTTGCCTTAGTCTCTGGCGTACCAAACTGCCACGGCTGAATGATCTGGCGCTCCCGCCATGTGCATGAGCCCACAGCCTGCATGGCGTGCTTGTGCATGATCGGATTCTCAAGCACAGACCCAATGCGCGCAGTGCGCGCGGCCTCGGACACTTGGCGGAAGAATCGCGCGCCCTCGTGCATGGCGTCCCAGCGCGCGCTATCGCGCACTGTGCCGCGGCCGCCCGTGTACAGCCACCGCGCGCCCGCGTTGGTCAGATACGTACAGGGTGGATGCGCGATAACGATGTCCCACGGCTCGCCGCCGTAGCCGTCCGGGCCAAGCCACTCCATGCAGTCGCCTACAAGGTGGCACTGCGGCCCCCACTTCTGGCGTATCCACACGTCTGCCCACTGTGCAGGCGTAAAGCCCGCGGGCTCGGAATCGGGACCGAGGATGTCGCAACTCCAGGCGTTGTGCCCAAGCTCGCGGAATGCGTCGCGCACTGTGCCGGAAGCTTCGCACGCGATTAGAACGTTTAGCGGCCGCATGAGCGCACCTGCGTTTCAGTCTCTGCCACGATGGCAGCAAGTTCGCGTAAGCCGTCGGGCTCGTCAGCTAGGACGTCATGCGCCGCAGCTAGCAGCGCGTCGCGCTGCGCCATCAGCAGCTTGACCTTTTTCATAGCCGCGTTGCGCTGGCGCCCGCGCAAGGCACACTCTTGCTCCATGCGCCGGATGTCCTTTGCGCTCAGGTCTTCATAGTCTGCGTTGTGGAAGGTGGCCATTACATGTATTCCTCGGATGCGTCCCACAGCGCGATGTACGCCATAAGCCACTTGACGTGACTCTCGCGCCTGTCGTCAGTGCTACCCATTACGCTGTGCAGCAAATCATCCGCGCTGATAAACGGCAGCCCTTGCGAGTCGCAGAACTTGAGCAGCAAGTCGCACAGCAAGGGCTGAATATCATCCGGGTCTGTGTCGAAGCATCGTTCCTCGCAGCCGTAATGGTACAGCCGCACCTCAAGCCTGGCCAGGTCATCGGTCAGCCACTCGGAGCGATTGAGCACGAGCAGCCACTTGCCGTCTTTGTGGTCTACCTGTTCGATATACAGGTTAGATGCATACACGCGACCGGGGCGCACCTCGTTTTCATCTAAGCAACCGACACTAGGCGCGCAAAGGTCTGGGACATCGCGCCCGGAGGCGCGGAAGTTTCTAAGGTTCATGACAGCAGACTCCACTTAGGTGAGGCGCGGTGAATGTAGGTAAAGCGTGCGTCTATGCCCGCGTATACCGCGATGTAAACATCATAGCGAACAACGCTCATTGTCTGGGCACTCCCGTGCGGTTGTGGTTTGCAAACTGGTTAGGGTGCGAGCCCCGCAGTCTGCGCTTGCGCCGCGGCCAAAGGGCGCGCAGCAGCGCGTTAAGGGCGCGCGTGCTTTGCCTGTTCACGGGCTGCCACCTTGCGCTGTACCGCAACGTAGCGCGACGTCGCACAAGCCGCGTATCTCAGCTAATAGGCTAGCTAATTCGGTACCCTCGTTCTGTGTTAAGTCGCGGATGTCGCGTAGGGTGCGCAGCGCGATGTCGCGCTCTACCTGTACGCAAGCTAAGACGTTTTCTGTGTGATTGCGTTTCATAATTCCACCTTGCCGTTAGGCGCGTAGTAGATGTCTGCCGGTGGCACACCGGCGTCGCGTAAGAATCTGTCGGCCTCAAAGCGCGCATTATCGCGCAGCAGTGCGCGCGCGATTGCCTTGGCATGATCCGTACAGGCGCGAAACAGGTTAGGGTCCCAGTTCGCGCCGTACGACTCGCGCGCACGTCGCAGTGTCGCGGACAGTAGCACGTAGTCCTTGCGTGTCACGGCTTCGGCTCCTCTATAACCTCAAAGCAAGCCTCGTGCGACTCATCATCCGGATCGAGCCCGTTGTCGTAGCAAAATTCTACATACCAATTGCGACCGGCAATCTCGGCAGCCTCCTCGGTATCGTAGGTGTCCGGGAAAACGCCAGCGGCGCTGGCGCCGTTGTCCCAATAAATTTTGTAGCGTGTCATGACTGCACCCCCCATAAAACCTTGCCGCAGCCTATGCAGGACTCTGAGCATTCAGACTCACCGCTATTAGTGAGCCCAATTACGCGCCACTCGCTGCGGTCGTCGGCGCGCTTAGTGGCGCGGTATATCGTGCGGTAATCTTCCCGCGCGCAGCGCTCGCACATTAGTTCGCCATCAGCGAATACGGCGGCCCAGACATAACCGCCATGAGTGTGATACCGCGCGAAATTTCGGAACGCGTCCAGCGCCTGGTTTCCTGTCTCGTGCTTCAGACTCATGATTGCACCTCGCTTAGAAAGGATTCTATTTTCGCGCGCCACTCGGCGTTAGTGCAGCGCGCCAGCAGTTCGCGCAATACCCACGTGGCGTCGCGCAGCAGCGCCTCAGCCTTATCAGCGCGGGCGCGTTCTATGTTGGCGATAGTCTGCCGCTCACTTGCCACGCGCTGCCAGAAGTCTGCGCTTCCCAAGGCCCGGAAGTCTGCGCCGCTCATGACTGCACCTCGCTCAGCTGCGCCGCTACGCGCTCAAGCTCAGCGCGGTAGATCTTGTGACAGCCTGCGGTCACGTTGCCATCGGCATCTATGGAGTCTAGGCGGAAGTGCCCCAAGCGCGTCTCGTCTCCCCAAAGCCCGCCGCGGGTTATCACTTCACCCTTACCGACAAGGCGCAGGTACAGCGCGAACACGCGCCGCGCATCCTCTAGCGGGCATTCGGCGCCCCACGACGTCACAACCCTATCGCCGGTCACGCGCAGCATGGCGCCGCCTAGCGGACAGGTAATGTACCGGTATCCGTTATCTACCGTGCCTGCCATCCATTGCGCCCGTGCTTCCGTGTCCGCGGCAATCCGCCTGGCCAGGTTTTCCGCCTCGCGTCGCGCCTTGGCAGCTGCCGCGGCCGCACGTCGCGGGCTCGCATTTAGCGCAGCCTGCCGCGCGTCCCATTGCCGGATTGCGCTGTCGGGCTCGGCCGTCACGCGCGGCACTGGTAGCGCAAAGGCTAGCGCGTAGTAGCGCATATGGTTATATGACCCGCGCAGCCCGTTGCGCTGCCAATCGTCAACCTCAAACGCGTACATGCCGCGCTCGGCTTGCTTTTCGTAGTCTTTGGCAAGGTGGCGCAGGTTTACGGTGTGGTCGCCGCCGTCGTGGTTCCAGCCTCCCGGCGCAGCCTCATGCACGTTGAACACAAAGACATCATCTGCCAGCGCACGGCGCGCGTGCGAGATGTGGCGCGCGGTTGTGTTGCTATATCGGCGGTTGCTGATAAGGCAGACGTTGCGACCCAAGGTGTCGCGCACAAATGCCGCGACTGGGGTTGCGTACGATCGGAAGATCGGGCCGCGGAAGCTTACGCTTGCGCCGCGTCCATGCTCCTGCGACTGCTGCGCCCAAACGTGGGCGCACTGACTGTTAGTAAATACGGTCTTCATGGTTTCCAGTCCTTTAGTCTGTGAGTGTGAGAACACCACAGCGCACGCCATTGGGCGCGTGCGCTGTGATGCGTCACGCGCCGTCGTAAGGCAGCGCCAGCGCCAGCGCGGCGCGCCCTTCCGACCGCGGCTGCGCTGCCTTGGTTGCATCGTCTAGTACGCGGCGGTAGAGCGCGACGCGCTCTAGGTAGTCTCGCGCGTTAAACGTTTCGCCGCGCGCGATTGCTTCCAACATCTGCACGGCCAGCGCCAGCGCGTTTAGGGTATCGGGGGCACTCATGACTGCACCTCACCCTGCCAGCCCGCGCGGGTTTCGCTGTGGGTGTCTTCGCCAGCGCCGCTCCAAGCGTATTCGCCGCTCAGGGTGACGTGTTCAGACTCGCGCGCAATGAACGCGCGCACCGTGGGGCTTGTGGCGTAGCGACGCGCCAGTGATTCGGCGTAGGTTTCCATTTACTTGCTCCCTAACAGCTTGGCGCAGCCCGCGACGATCTTAGCGACTGTGGGGTCGCTATCCAGCGCGGCGAAGGTTACTACGTCAGGGTAGCCTAGGACCTCAAGCGTGGCGCTTGCGAGTCCTGCGGCGTCTACAAAATGCCTTTTGGCGTCCTGCGAGACTAGTACCAGTTCGCGCGCGACATTCAGCGCGGCGGTGATTGTGTGCAGTGATTTGGTAAGCATGGCTCTTTGGTCCTATGTCTGTGAATGATTGAGTGGCACTAGGATATATGCAGGTAGCGTGCCAATTAGCTAAGTCCTTGAAATTGCTGGCAATGGGGCCTTGAGGTGTGCCGCGGATTGTCAGTAATTCCGACACTTTTTGGCAGTGCATGACAGCATGACGCATGTCAGATGCCTTTTGCGTTCGCCTATACTGTATTGTGGATAACTTATCCACAGTTCTCCTTACGATAACTAACCTACTGTCATTACTGTCATTAAAGACATAAAAGAAGAAGAAGAGTATAGGATACAGTAACTTGCGCATGTTCTGGCGCATGTCAGACATGACAGACGTGCCAGCATGGCGAAATATCCAAAAACGACACATATCTGTGCGCGACATTTCGCTCGGTTCGAATATCCGTATCGCCGCGCGGAGCGCTTCACCGGCCGCGATTAATTGCCCGCGGCCCGACTAATATCTAAAAACGACATACCTGCGAGCGACATTAATATGTCAAAGCCTGGGACTGTGTGCCTATACAGTACCAGCCCCGTGCAGTATCCGTGCCAAGCGCGGCCGCTCACAGCTGCGGAGCGCATAGCGGCGCAGCGGCGCAATATAGAGCGGGGGGTGCCGGGCCACGGGGAGCCCCCCACTGATAAGACGGCGGCTTTGTTCCACGCGCGGCGGGCAATGCTTCGCCGCGCGCAACTTTTTCCTGACCATTTAACGTTATTAATTCCCTCCCTTGACTGCGCGAAATGAAACCGCTAAAAGACGGTGCATGACAAAAGAAACCGCACCCGGCACCTCCCTGGCGTACGCCCCCAAAGGCTCCGGTGTTCACATGCCGGAAGCCGAGCGCGTCGAGCGCAGCCTCACCAAGACGATGCCCGCGCACATCCCCGCGCTGACCACGGCGAAGATCGACGCCGTCTCCCGCTCGCGCATCCGCCGCGCGTGGGCGGAGCTCACGCAGGGGAACATCGAGGATGTGGAGCGCTGGCTGCATCAGGTGGCGACCGGTATCCGCGACGAGGAAGGCCGCATCATCACAAACCCGAATCCGCGCGAAGCGATACTGCTCTTCATCGAGATGGCGAAGTTCACGACGCCGCAGGTAAAGGCCGTCAGCATCGACATGAACGACGGCAAGTCCATCAAGCGCATGTCGATCGCGGAGCTCGAGGCCAGCATCGTAGGCGACGGCTCGTGAGTCACGACTGGCTCGTTGCGATCGGCTGGGTAGTCAGCGCGATAGCCTGGCTCGGCCTGATGCTACCGGACCGCGGCGCCCAGTGACCCCTGAGCGCGAACCAGTGCTCTTCTCGGAGGTGGCGACAGCCATCACGCTCGAGAAACTGGTACGCAAGAAGGGCGGCCTGCTCTTTGTGGACACGCACAACAGGCTGAGGCTATTCTCGTACTCGAGTTTCCCACCCGACCTGAAGGCTCAGGTTAAGAAATACTACAAGGCGATGACGTGGCTATTGAAGATGCGAGCGACGGTGCCCGGCGAAGAGAAAGTCTAGTATACTGGCGGGGCTATGCCACCCTATAAAGACAAAGCTGCAGCGGCAGCCGCCAATAAGCGTTGGCGCAAGAAAAACCCCAACAAGGTCCGCGAAAATATGCGGCGTTGGAAGACAGAAAACCCAGAGCGGTTGCGGACGATAAACCGGCGCAGGCGCGGGCTGCCAGTACCGCCGTATCCGGCGCCAACACATTGCGAGTGCTGCCGGCGGCCGTTCACCAAAACCCCCGCGCTAGACCACGACCACGAGACAGGCCAGTTTCGCGGATGGCTTTGCGGTAAGTGCAACGTAGCTATCGGGATGCTGGGGGATACGCTGCAGGGAGTAGAGAACGCTTCACGGTACCTCAACGCAGTGGCGCTTCTATATGGCCGGAACTGAAACAACGAGCGCGCGGCGAGAGCTATTGCGGAGGAAGCGCGCGCAAGAAAGTTTGCACGCCTACGCGCTGAGCATTCAGATCCCGCTGGCCCCGCACCCTCCGTTCGACGAGCTCGACGAGGATGCGTTCGGGCCGGCGCGCATGTTCATGCCGCACCACATCGCAACCATGCTCGACGTGCTGCAGCGCACGGTCACGCGGCCGATGGGCCGCGCGCTGATAATGATGCCGCCGGGAAGCGCGAAGTCGAGTTACGCGAGCGTTGTGCTGCCGACGTGGGTCATGGGGAGAATCCCCAAGTCAAGACTGATCCTCGCTTCGTACGCGACGCCGCTCGCGGAGCGGCAATCGCGCCGGGCCCAGCAGATATGCAAGAGCCCTGAGTACGCGACGATCTTCGAGGATGCCGCGGTCCTGCGCGACGCGGCCGGGGACTGGCAGCTGCAGAACGAATCGGAAATGATTGCCGCGGGCTTGCTCGCCGGCATCACCGGCAACCGCGCGACGGGCTGGATCATCGACGACCCGGTGAAAGGCCGCGAGGATGCGGACTCGGAATTGTTTCAGAGCAAGACGATCGAGGAATACCAGGACTCGCTGCTCACCCGCTGCCTGCCCGGCGCGTGGGGCGTGCTCATCATGACGCGCTGGAACGAGAACGACCTCGCAGGAAACATCCTGCCGGAAGACTACAACGGGCAATCTGGTATGGTGCTGTGCAGAGATGGGCTGTACTGGGACGTGTTGAATGTGCCGGCGAAGGCGGAGCACGCTGACGACCCGCTGGGGCGCAAGATCGGGGATTACCTCTGGACCGAGTATTTCCCCAAGGAACACTGGCAGATGTTCGAACGCGGAGAGTCGCGCGCTGCTCAAAGAACGTGGTCGAGTCTCTACCAGCAACGGCCGGTCCCGCAGGGTAATACGTCCCTAGACCGAACGAAGATCCAGTGGAATAACCCGAACGAATTCCCGCCGCGGAAGCTCCTGCGCATCGCCGGCTACTCGGACTTCGCAGTTACGGAAAAAGCTTCCGCGGACTCGACTGAACATGCTACGTTCGGTATCGACGGCAACGGTGAGGTGTGGCTGCTCGATACCTGGTCGGGACAAGTCTCGACCGACAAGAGCATTGACTCACTGCTGGCTATGGCATCACGCAACGGCGTGCGCACATGGTTCGATGAAAAGGGGGTGATCCACAACTCTGTGGGGCCGGCGCTGAACAAGGCCATGCGCGAGAAGCGCATCTACCTCGACGTCCGGTCCCAGTCGTCGAATGCAGACAAAGTTTCGAAGGTTCAGGGTTTCATTGCGATAGCGAACACGGGTATAGTCCACTTCCCGAACCGCGGGAAAGATCGTATTTGGGCCGAGCAGGCGCTCGCGCAAGTGGAAGCGATGCCCGCGGGACGGCACGACGACAAGGCGGACGTGTTAGGGCTGCTAGGCCGCACGATCGACCAGGTGCTGAACGCGCCGTCGGCGGCGGCGCCGCGCAAGGAAGGGATCAAGCCCTTCTCGGCGGCGTGGATTGAGTACGAAGATAAACCGAAGGCAGAAGCGAGGTACAGGTAACATGGGCACAATCGTAAATCCGACGAAAGTCACTTGGGTAGACCCGACCACGGGCACCGACGCCACTGGCGCCACGGTTCCTTGGGACGCGACGACTGACCGTGCTGCGGTCGAGATTCAGTTCGACGGCGTAGGTGTGGTTGACGTTCCCGTCAGCACCGGCGTCGACACGCTGGATCTGACCACGGTTGCTGCCTTCGAGGCACTGCCGGCCGGCGCGCACAGCCTGACGATGGCGGAAGTCACCAAGGAGGGAACGGTCGGCAAAGCTTCGGCTGCGACCACCTTTTCTGTTGACCACACCATCACCCCCGACGCCCCCACCAGCGTTAAGCTGGCTTAGGCGTTTCTGGGTCTGGTTGCTTAATCTACTGGGGCTGGGGTAGACTCGGCGGCGAACTGCCTAGTCAACCCCCTGCCCGGAGGCAACATCATGGGTTTCTTCGTCGGTCTTATCGTCGGCGCCGTAGTCGTCGTAGTCGTGCCGAAGGCTTTTTCCTTCGTCGCTAAGCAGGTTTCCTCGGTCAAGTCGAAGGTCTGAGCATGGCTAAGATGTTCGACATGAAGCGGGCTCCGATCAAGGAGTCGCTTAAGCCGACGTCCGTTGGCTCGCTGAAGCCGGACCCATACGCTTACGAGCACCGGGTCACGCTGAATTCGGCGGACATGGGGAAGCTGGGCGTCGACGCCCCGAAGGTCGGCGACGTGTTCCATCTGGCGGGCGAGGGCCATGTGGTCGACTCGAGCCAGACCGAATCGCAGAACGGTGAGAAGGCGCACACCGTTTCGCTGCAGCTGAAGAAGATGGCGCTCAAGAAGAAGGGCGGCGCATCCATGTTGGATGCCGTCAGCAAAGGCGTCCAAGACGCCCAAGGCGAGTAACTATGGAATTCAAGCCTGCCTACCCGGCGGCGCCGAAGCCAGGATCTGCGGCCTCGGTCATTCAGAATCCCCCGGCGCCGCCGGCCGCGGATGGCAAGCGCGTTGTGATCGGCAAGCCGAGCGGTACGCCGCCGCCGCACGTCATCGCGCCCCGCACGGTTGAGCCGACCCCGGTCAAGAAACAGTACATGTGGCAGCTTCGACGCGCCCGCGGTGAGAAATTCTGATGGCTGACGACGTCAATGAAATGCTGGGCACCTTCGCCGACCCGAACACGTCGGCTCCGAGCCCGGCGGGACAGGCCGCGCAGGTAGGCGTAAACTCCATTCCCGACGCCGACAACGAAATCGACGAGGGCGAGCTCGAGCTCGTCAAGACATTCTTCGAGGAATACAACACCGCACGGCAGTTCGACAAAGATGCGCGCATTCAGTACAACCGTGATCGCAAATACGCTGCTGGCCTCGCTGATCCTAACTGGGCGAGCGACGCGAACCTTATCGGCTCCTTCATCGACATTCTCGTTTCATTCCTCTACGCACAGAACCCCGATCCTGGGGTCAAGCCGGCGTTGCAAGTTGACGAGCAGCCTAACGACCAGGCCACCAAATTCGCCGACACAATGGAACTGGTTATCACTCGGCTCTGGAAAGACGGCCACCTAAAGCTGAACGGCAAGAAGTGGGTCCGCTCCGCGCTGACGTGCGGGCCGGGCTGGGTCAAGGGCACGATGCTGACGCAGAAAGTGCCGGCGCCGGAGCTCGAGCAGAGCCTGAAAACCGCGCAGGATCAGCTTGCGTCGATTCAGGCCGCCCAGCAGGAGATGCAGGAAGGCGACAGCGACGAGTCCAAGGAAGAGCAGGCCGCGGCGCTGCAGATCAAGATTCGCGGGATGCAAGCCGGGCTGATGAAGAAGAAGCGCTACGGCTTCATCGTCGACTACGTGCGCCCCGAAGACATTCAGGTGTCGCTCAACGTGTCGGATCTGGCGCAGTACAAGGAAGCGGACTGGATTTCGACCGACATGTACGTCCCGGCTTGCGAGTCTCGGAAGCGATTCCCAGACCTGAAGCCCGAAGACTACAAGGCGATGACGAAGTTCTACCAGAAAGACCTGAAGCCGATGGACACCGCGGCCGAAGCGGTGCTGGGCGACAGCCAGATCAGCGAAGGCACGTTCACCAAGACTGCGCCCGGTGGCGGCGGCAGCGGTGACGGCAACACGAACGCGAAGCCGGTCGAATTCATCAAGATCATCGAGAAGTGGGACCGCCGCGACTACATGGTCAAGACTTGCGTGGACGGCCTGAAGTGCTGGGCCACGCCGCCGTTCCCGCCCCCGCAGGCGAGCACGCGCTTTTATCCTTTCTTCTACCTCGCCTTCTTCCCGGTTGAGGGCAAGCGGCATCCGCAGTCGCTGTCGTGGCGCCTGCGCAAGCTGCAGGACGAGTACAGTTCATGCCGCAGCAACCAGCGCCTCACGCGCGAGCGCTCGGTGACGGGTGTCATCTTCAACGGCGCCGCGGTAGACCCGCAGGACGCGCGCAAGATCAGCGACGCGAACCAGCAGGAGCTCATTGAAGTTCGCATGACGGCGGATCAGCCGCTGCAGAATGCGTTCATCGCCAAGCCGGTCGGCACCTACAACCCGATGCTGTACGACACGCAGCCAATCCGCGCCGACATGGAGTCAATCTCCGGCGTGCAGGAAGCGCTGCAGCAGAACGCGGCCGGTGCGGACCGCAAGACGGCCACCGAGGCGCAGATCGAGCAGCAGGGCTTCGCTTCGCGCACCGGCGCGGACCGCGATACGCTCGAGGAAGCACTCACGGACATGGCGCAGTACACCGCCGAGGTAGCGACGCAGGAATGCCCGCTGTCTTGGGTGCAGCGCGTGTGCGGCCAGGGCGCTTACTGGCTCGGCCCGGACGACCAGAAGGGTACGCCCCCGATGGACGTCGAAGACGTGCTCACGATGACCGAGGTGTCGATCGACGCGGGCTCGACCGGCCGCCCGAACTTCGCCGCGGACAAGGCCAACTGGGCCACCATCCTGCCACTGCTCGAGCAGTCGCTCGGCAAGATCCGCGCCGCGCAGATGTCAGACCCAGGCATGGCCGAGGCGCTTATCAATATCCTGAAAGAGACGCTGCATCGCATGGACGATCGTCTCGACATCGACGATTTCATCCCGCAGGGCCAGCCGAATCCTCCGCCGCCGGAGCTCCCGAAGACCACTGTGGCGATTCAGCTGAAGGGCACCATCACGCCGGAACAGGAAGCGGTGCTCA